GAGAATGATTATTGGGATGACATGATTGCATTAAAAAAAGTTGCTGCATCCGATTGTAGACAGGTTGTTAAGAAAAGAACTTGGTCATCTGGTACAACTTATGACATGTATAGAGGTGATTATAGTAGATCAAATACTGCTCCTGTTTCTGGTGCTACTAATCTATATGCAAGTACTTTTTATATTATAAACAGTGATTATAGAGTTTATATTTGCTTACAAAATGGTACGGATCCAGATAACCCAAATGGAAGACCTTCACTAGATGAACCAACATTTACTGATTTAGAACCAAGAAATGCTGGTAGTAGTGGTGATAATTATATTTGGAAATATCTTTATACAATTAAACCTGCTGATATTATTAAATTTGATTCTACAGATTTTATGCCTGTTCCTTTAAATTGGAGCACTAACGTTGATGATGCTGCAGTTAGAGATAATGCTGTAGATGGATCTATTAAAATAATAACCATCACTTCTCGTGGTGAAACTATTGGACCTTCTGGTGGTACTGAATATACTAAAGTTCCTATTAAGGGAGATGGTTCAGGTGCAGAGTGTACAATTACCACAACAAACGACCAACAGGTTGATACTATAACTGTTACTAAGCAGGGATCTGGTTATACCTATGGAAGTGTGGCATTAGATGATGGTGGAGTTCCAACAGGAACAAAAATTCCTACTTTTGATGTTATTATTCCACCTCAAGGTGGTCATGGTGCAGACATTTATAGGGAATTGGGAGCAATGAATGTTCTTATATATTCTCGTATTGAAAATGATAATGAAAACCCAGATTTTATCACTGGTAACCAAATTGCAAGAGTTGGATTAGTAGAGAATCCTCAAAAATATGACTCTACAGCACTTTTAACTGCAGATAAAGCAAGTGCTGTAAATGCATTAAGATTAGCAGGATCTGGTTATAGTTCTGCTACTTTTGAAGCTGATAGTTATTTTGTACAAACAATTTCTGCTGGATCAACAGCTCAAGGTAGGGTGGTTAATTATGATCAGACCACTGGTGTTTTGAAGTATTGGCAAGATAGGACAATGGCTGGTTTCAATACTGTTGGAACTGCACAAACTGCTCCTACATATGGTTATAACTTAAATAAATTTACTTCTTCTCCTGGAACTGGAGGTAATTTGGATATTGTTCCTACTGCTGGATCAACTTTACAGATAGATAGTGCATTTACAGGTATATCTACTGTAATAAATAATATCACATATTATCTTGGTCAAAATTTTACGGATGGTCTTTCAAATCCTGAAGTTAAACGACATAGTGGCAACATTATTTTTGTTGACAATCGACCAGCTATCACTAGGTCAGTTAACCAAAAAGAAGATATCAAAATAGTATTGCAGTTTTAGAAAATCATGCCTCAGAATACAAATTTAAATGTAGCACCATATTTTGATGACTATGATGCATCTGATGATTTTTATCGGGTTCTGTTTAAACCAGGTTTCCCAGTTCAAGCAAGAGAATTAACAACTCTTCAATCTATACTGCAAAATCAAATTGAAAGGTTTGGTAAGCACTTTTTTAAGGAAGGTGCTAAAGTAATACCAGGAAATACAGGATATAATAGAATTTGTTATGGCGTCCAAATAAACAATAATTATCAAGGAGTTCCTGTATCAGCATATGCTGATCAGTTAGTAGGTAATAAAATTACTGGTCAACGATCTGGAGTAACTGCTGTTGTTGATAGTATTCTACTCCCTGAAGATTCAGATAGAGGACAGCTTACTCTTTATATTAATTACTTATCTTCTAGTACTACAAATAATTCTACCCAGACATTTTTTGATGGTGAAGAGTTAACTTGCAATAATATTATTAGTTCTGGTTTATTAGGAAATACTACAATTTCTGCAAATGCTCCTTTTGGTATTACTGTACCAGAAAATGCTGCTATAACAGGATCTTCTTTCCAAATTCAAGAAGGTGTATATTTTGTTCATGGTCAATTTTGTAATGTAAACCAAGAAACTCTTATTCTTGATCAATATGGAACAAAACCTAATTATAGAGTTGGATTATTTGTAAATGAGGAAATAATTAATGCTGATATAGATGAAAGTTTAAATGATAATTCACAGGGATATAATAATTATGCTGCTCCAGGTGCGGATAGATTAAAAATATCTTTAAGTTTATTTAAAAAATCAGTAGATGACTTTGATGATACTAGTTTTATTGAATTAGGTACAGTAACAGATGGTAAATTAAGAACTGCTAAGAGTGGTAGAAGTGGTAAAGGAAGTGGTGGATTAATAATTGCAGGTGGTGGTGGATCAGGATCTTTAGATTTAACTGATACCCTTGCACGAAGAACTTATGATGAAAGTGGTAATTATGATGTAAGACCTTTTGATGTCACTGTGATGAATTCACTAGATGATAATATTGGAAATAGAGGAGTCTTCCAAGAAGGTCAATTTACTCCTAGTGGAGGAACTCCCTCAGATGACTTGGCATTGTATAAAATTTCCCCAGGAAAGGCATATGTAAAGGGATATGAAATTGAAATGGTAGATCCTACATATATGGATTGCCAGAAGCCAAGAACTACAAAACTTATAGAAAATCAATCAATAGTTTATAATACAGGTCCAACTTATAGGGTTAATAGTGTTTATAGAACTCCGACAGTAGGTATTGGTAGTACATATATACTAAGTTTAAGAGATCAAAGACAAGGCGAGAACCAAGAACTTGCTGCTGGTAATGAGATTGGGTATGCAAGAGTTTATGATTTTAGGTTAGAATCACAATCTTATAGTTCAGATAATTCAAATGTTGATGAATGGGAACTTGCTTTATATGATGTTCAAACATTTACTGAAATAAAATTAAATAACCCTATAACACAATCTGTTCCTGCTTATATAAAAGGAAAAAGAAGTGGTGCAACAGCATTTTTAACTGGTTCTGTTACTGCTGGTTTGGGTCTAACTGTTTATGAAAAAACAGGTAATTTTATTAAAAATGAACAACTTATAATTAATGGAGTTAATAATGGAAGAATTGCTGTAGGTATCACTGAATACTCTGTATCTGATGTAAAATCAGTTTATGGTACTGATGATAATTTAGTCGGTATTAATACTTTTAATGCTAATGTAGTTCCATCAACTCTATTCTTTGTAGGAGTTGCAACAGTTGGTGTTCAGACATTTACTGGACAATCAGTTATACAAAGTGCTAATGAAAACTTCCCAGGCATTACTACTATTGGTAATCTTGTTCAATATACTGATTTAAATGTATCACAGGATCCAGTAAGAGGAAGAGTAGTTAGTGTTGGATCTTCTCATTTAGAAATTGTAGGAGTTACAACTGTTACTGATATATGTGATGGAACTTTACCACAAACTAGTGTTAAGAGTGTAAGTGATTTAAGAATATTAACTAGTTTGTTAGATCAATCATCTGATAATACTTTGTTTACAGTTCTTCCAAAGAAAAATATTTCAAATGTTGATTTAACTTCTGCTTCTATAGTTATAAGAAAGACATTTGATGTTAGTATTAGTAATGGACAATTAAATACACCATTACCATCTATTGGTTCTGACGAAACTTTCCAACCATTTACTGCAAAAAGATATTCCTTAATTGGTGCTGATGGTACAACATACGATCTTACAAGAGATCAATTTGATTTTGGTACAGGTAGTACTTGCCAAATTCGTGGATTAAATACACCATCACAATCCAATAATGGAGCTACTCTTGTTGCTACTATTAAAAAGTCTAAACCAAAAGCAAAACAGAAAATAAACAATAAAGTTAAGTCTATAGTTATTAATTATTCTAAGATTTCTGGTTCTGGTGTTGGTGCAACTACTTTAAATGATGGTTTAACCTATGGAAATTATCCTTTTGGAACTAGAGTTCAAGATGAGATAATTTCTGTAAATGATCCTGATTTAGTATCAATTCATGGTATTTTTGAGTCTGCAGATAGTGCTGATCCATCTTCTCCCAAGGCAAATCTTACTTCTATAGTTACACAATCAACTACTACTAATGAATTATTAATTGGAGAGAAATTTGTAGGACAAGATAGTGATGCAGTTGCAATTGTAGCAGAAAAACTAAGTGATAGTCAGATTAGTTTCCTTTATAAGAATGAGAATTTATTCAAAGAAGGGGAAACTATAATTTTCCAAGAATCTGCAGCACAGGCAGTTATTTCAACCTTAGATTCTCCTAGTTTTAATATTGGTTCAAATTATACATTCTCCGATGGTGGAGAGTCTACTTTCTATGATTATGGAGTAGTTAAGAGAAAACCAGATTCTGATCCACCTTCAAAGAAAATAAAAATTTACTATCAAAGTGGTTCATATGATGATGGAGATACTGGTGATATAACAACTGTTAATTCTTATGATCAATTTAAGTATGGATTTGATATTCCAAAAGTTGATAGTTCTAGTTGTACGGATATTATTGATATAAGACCAAGAGTTACATCAATTACATCTGTAGCAGAAGGAGATAGATCTCCTTTAGAATTCCTCGGAAGAAGTTTTACTGGTTCTGGAGATTCTGCACCTAATATTTTAGCATCTGATGAATCTATCGTTATAGATTTTTCATTCTATCTTCCAAGAATTGATAGGATATTCTTAAATAAAGAAGGGCAGTTCCAAGTTAAATATGGAGATCCTGCTGAAGATCCTAAGAAACCAGTTCCTGTTGATGATGCTATAGAAATAGCAACAATAGGTATGCCAGCATTCTTGTATACTACAAAAGATGCTGCATTACAATTCTTAAATCATCGTAGATATACGATGACAGATATCAAAAAACTTGATACTAGAATTAAAAACCTTGAATATTATACAACTCTTTCCTTATTAGAAACAAATACAGCTAATTTCTTTGTACCTGATCAAGATGGTGCTAATAGATTTAAGTCTGGTTTTTACGTTGATAACTTTACTGGATTCCAACCACAAGAAAATAACGTTAAGATTAACAATAGTATAGACAGAAAACGTAAAGAATTACGTCCTCGTCATTATACTAACTCTGTTGATTGTGTATTTGGTCCAGTTGTAGGTAATGACCCTGCAGATGATCTTCAATTCGCTACAATTGAAGGGGTTAATGTTAGAAAACAATCTGACTGTATAACGTTAGATTATGGTGAAGTGGAATGGTTAAAGCAAAGTTTTGCTACAAGATCTGAAAGTGTAACTCCTTTCTTAATTAGTTTCTGGCAGGGAACTATGGAGTTGAATCCTGCATCTGATACATGGGTAGATACTGCAAGATTAGAAGCTAAAATTATTCAGACTGAAGGTAACTATGCTGCCACAATGGATAATTTGGCAAGAAATGAAGGTGTTGATCCTCAGACTGGTATGGGTCCTGTTGTATGGAATGCATGGGAAACTACATGGACAGGAACTACATCTGTAGAATTTGATGGAGCAACAACTACTACCAGTGAAAGTAATACTTGGGGTAAAGGTGGTTGGATTAATGGTGAACCTGATAACAACCCTGCTCAGTGGATAACAACAACTACTACCACAACTTCACAGGAAAGACTAAGACAAACTACTAGAGAAGATCATCAACAAAGATCTGGTCTTAGAACTATTGTCCATGAAACATTTGATGAACAATCTGTTGGAGATAGAGTCGTAAGTAGAGATCTTGTTCCATTTATGAGATCTAGGAATATTGAATTTACTGCTAAGAAAGTTAAACCTTTAACGCAGTTATATGCATTTATGGACGGTCAGAATGTTACTAAGTACTGTGTTCCTAAGTTACTTGATATAACTATGACTTCTGGAACATTCCAGGTTGGTGAAACTGTAAAAGGTATAGTTAATAGTACTGGATTAAGTCAAGTAACAAATGACAGTATACCAGAGATTAGTTTTAGGGTTGCACAATCAAATCATAAAGAAGGTCCATATAATATTCCAACGAAAACCTTTAGAGACAATCCCTATACCAATAATGCATTATCAGCTTCTTATTCTTCTACTTCAGAGATATTAAATGTAGATACATTCTCATTATCTACTGAGGCTCAAGGAGCTTATTATGGATGGGTTCAGAGTGGAATGGTACTTGAAGGTCAAAGTAGTGGAGCAATTGCAACTATTAATGATGTAAAACTTCTTTCAGATGTTTCAGCATTCTGTGGTGGTTCATTCTTTATTCCTAATCCAAATAATATCAATTTCCCAAGATTTGAAACAGGAACAAAGACATTTACTTTAATAGATGATGCAGATAATAATCAAGATAAGTGTAATACACTTACTGATGAAACATATACTGCTTCTGGTACTTTAGAAACTGTTCAAGAGAATATTATTTCTATTAGAAATGCAAGAATTGAGCAAAGACAAGAATTCCAAGAAAGAAATGTTCATACTGATCTTGGAACAGAAGTTGTTGGTTCTACTCCTCTTGGTTCATCTTCACAAGATGCTGCTGGTGGATGGTATGACCCTCTAGCACAATCATTCTTGGTTGAAGATGATGGTGGTATCTTTGTAACTAAATGTGACATATTCTTTAGAACAAAAGATGATAATGATGTTCCTTGTGTATTCCAACTTAGATCCATGAAAAATGGATTCCCAACACAACATATTTTACCATTCTCTGAGATTGTATTAGATCCAGCAGATATTACTACTTCTGCTGATGGATCAGTAGCAACTACTGTTGAATTTAAAGCACCAATTTATTTGGAAGGTGGAAATACAGAATATTGTATTGCTTTAGCATCTAACTCCACCAAATATAGTGTTTATATTTCTAGGATTGGTGAAACAGATATTCTCACAGATACCTTTATTTCTAACCAGCCTTATTTGGGATCTTTATTTAAGTCTCAGAATGCTTCTACATGGGAACCAAGTCAGTGGGAGGATCTTAAATTTACGTTATATAGGGCAGATTTTGAATCATCAGGAACTGTAGAATTCTATAGTCCAGAATTGACAAGAGGAAATAATCAAATTCCAATACTTAGACCTGACCCATTAATTATCAATTCAAGAAAAGTAAGAGTAGGTCTTGCAACAACAGTTGCTGATAGTTATGAATTAGGTAATACCTTCACACAAGATGGTACAAATG